GTATGTTCTACGCAAAGGATGCAATTTCTATGGGCCTGGCCGATGCCATCGGTACTTTGGACTTTGCAATCCAGCGGGCAAGAGAAATACCTCAAGAGGCATGTATTAACGAATATATTAATTCTAAATCGTAAAGTTATGTTTGGAAAAGTGATGAGTGTGGTACTTTCACTCCTGAATATTTCCGCGTTTGCGAAAGACAAGAACGGTAAGTCTGTTCTTCTTTCTACGCAGGAAGAGCAGTTGGAGAAAAAGTACGGTAAGCCATTCCTCGAAGTCTTTAAAAAAGACCTGGAGGAATTTGAAAAAAGTGGTAAGGTTGCTGAGGAAGCTGTTACCGATGAAGTGAAAGCGCAGCTGGAGGCAGATCGTGATAAAAATGCCAAGGACTTGAAAGAGGCTCGTGAGAAGATTGCAGCTTTAGATGCTAAGATAGCAGAGAAAGATGCTGAAATTGCCAAGTTGGGAAAAGAGGAAACTAAGGATGCAGGTATTCATGTGGAAGGAAATACTGATATGACGAAAACGTTTAAGCCGGACATGTCGCTGAACATGAACAAATATCTTGAAGCTGCTCATTATGGGCGTCCGGAAGCTGCTTCATATACGGGAAATGATACCATTGATACGGAAGAATTGCATAAAGAGTTCGGCCGTTATATCAGTTCTCAAAAGATGGAGATTTTCCGTTCGCTGATGGGAACGACTTCATCCCTTCAGTATATGACGACTATGATTACAGATAAATTTGAGGTTCGTGCGACGCACTCTCATATCACATCTGTTTTGCAATCATTTACACCGCAATGGACCCCTAAGGGCAAAACGAAGTTTACTCCGTTGACAATCAAACAATATCCGATGAAGATCAATGTTGAGATTATCCCTTCTGACTTGATCGATGAGGTTCTCGGATATCTGTATGATGAAAATCTTGACCCGAAAGACATGCCTATTGTACGTTATATCATTGAACAGTTGGTTAAACCCAAATTGGACGAAGAGCGTGAAATGGCTTTTGCTGTGGGACAGTATAAGGAACCGACACAGGGTGAAGATGGCAAGTTCGTAGCAAACGATGCGGACCAGGTATGTGACGGTTATCTTACCCAACTGTGCCGTATCAAACAAGGTGGTAATAAAGAAGGTATTAATTTGTTGTTTGACGGTAAAACCTTTGGGACAGGAGATGCACTTGTGACGGATGTGGAGAATGCGGTTGATCAGGTGGCTCCGCTTTATAAGAATAAGAAGTTGACTATTCATGCAGACCCGGATTTCATTCTGAAATATTCCCGTGCTTATCGTGATAAGTATAAGACCACCAAGAATGAAGATGGTGAAAAGGTGAAAGTTGATTATACGAAGTTTGTATTTGAGGGACTTGAGGGAATGCGCGGTTCCGGTGCTTTCTTCATTACTCCTAAAGAGAATTTCCGTCATTTGATGTCTCGTAATCCTCAGAATCAGAAATTGCGTATGGCTACCCAGGATTATGCGGCCAAGATTTACGGAGAATGGCGTGAAGGTGTGGGATTCTGGTTGGCAGAAGCGATTTTTGCTTATTTGCCGACAGAATTAGTTAATAAACTTGCACCGGGATCAGAAGAATCGGGAAGTTCTTCCGATTCGCAAAGTGGAGGTCTTTAATTAAAAAATGAGGAGGTAAGTTATGGCTGATAACGGATATAGCATGGTATCGGTGCCTAAGAAGTCATCGAATGCCGGTCGCCCGAAGGGTAAAAAGTCGTTTATTGTTCTTTTTCTGTGGAAGGATGTTGCAGAATACGGGCGTGATGAAAAAGGGGTACGTGTGAATAAGTTCGAGATGGCGGAAGGCAAGAAGCCCATTGCTGTCTATGCAACGGACTCCACCATTAACATCTATCATACGAGTGAGGGTGAAGACGATGCACGTGGTTTTATCCAACATGTGGATTTTGAACATCCCGGTACCGAAATTGAACTGGATGAGTTTGTTAACAACAATATCAATGAAGACATGGGAGCCATCGTTATGGATTGTTCCGGTGATGATGCTAAGATTGCCGGTACTCCATGCACTCCATTAAAGATGTCAAAGGCTGATAGTCAGGACAACAAAGAGGGGGCGAAGAATACGATAAACCTGGCGAGTTCATTGCGCGGTGCCACTATCGGGCACATCGCTAAGTCATTTATTCCTGCAACTGATAGTGCGGAAATAAATGCTGTCCTGGGCCTGACTGCCGGTTCCGGTGGTAGTGGATTGTAGTTGATTGGTGAATAGGTTGTGCAGAAAGAGGCGTGTGCATTGCATACGTCTCTTTTTTGTCCTTTTATGCACTACCTGTGGAGGATATTTTTGTACCGTACTAATATTTTTATCATTATGACAACAAGAAAAACAGCGTCTAAATCTAAAGACGTGAAAGAGGTGAAAACGGTAGAAACCGCGGAAACACAGGTTAATGAATCCGGAGCATTACAGGCAAGTGATGCCGTTGCTGATGAATCGCCAGTACTGGAGAAAAAAGCCCAGGATCACACAACGGTGGTAATTCCTTACTGCAAGGAGTTTGCACAAGGCAAAGAATTGCTTTTCGCTCTCCGTTCTTGGTATAACAATGCTCGCTTTCCTGCCAATTTGGTGATTATCGGTGATCGCGAAGATTGGTTCAGTGAAGAAGTGACTGTCATTGAACATCAGCGTACATCTGATAATCCGCAGATTGATACCATGGAGAAATTGAAGTTGGCCATTGAATCGCCTGAAGTGACAGAGCGTTTCGTCTGGACGAATGATGACATTTACCTGGTTAATGGTATTTCATTGGCGCATATTGAAATTCCTAAAGTGTTGGGCGATCTTAAACCGAATCAGTTCAAAGGAGCTTATGCAAATAACATGAGCCGTACTGTTATGTTGTTGGATAAATGTGGATTACCCAAACTGAATTACGGTACTCATACACCGGTCTTATTTGAAAAAACCAAACTGGTGGAAATGCTTGATCGTTTTCCTGAAGCTGAGTCAGGAGTATTGTTCTCATCTCTCTATTTCAACTCACAGGCATTCCCGGCACACCCTGTTGTTTTGGATTGGAAAACAGATCAGTTCTTATTGCCCGTTATTTCCCAAAAACCTGATGAACAGAAAGCAAAAGAACTTCTTCAGAGAAAAGTCTTCCTGAACAATACCGTTTCCGGACATTCTGCCTGGTTGGAAAAGTTCTTGGAACAGATGTTCCCGGAACCTTCCATCTTCGAAGAATGAAGAGCACTTCCGGAACTGTCTCCACGGAAAGAACCGAACTCTTTCCGTGAAGAGTTCGCTTTCCTGAATGATCCGGACTGCCCCATAGAATTGGAAACGCTTGCCACCCGCAAGTTTAACAAGTATCATGCGTATGTGCGGTTACACGCACAACTTAGGGATTGTACTTCGCTGAAGCAGTGTGCGGATGTCAGTCGGGATTTGATAGACAACTACATTGAGAACCGTATGATCTGGGAAGAGCTGAACTATTACAAGGTACATCATTCTTTGCTGGGGAAACATCCCGCATTCGCGGAGTTTCGCCGGAGAAGCGAACTTCTTCAGTTACCGGTCAAGGAACTGGTTCGTCGCCAGCGCCAGGTTGAAAATAACATTTGGCGCGTCAAATCAGAGATAGCGAAGGGAGATAAACCGCACCTGGACCCGATACGGCGGGAGAGGTTAACCGGTTATGAGAAAGAACTGAATGATATCAATCGCTTACTGGAATGAGTTACTACTTCAGCCTGAAGGAACTCAGGCAGGAAATGACAGATTCCCGCCTGTTCTCCAGACGGTTTGAAACCATGCTGGCTTTCAAACTGAATAGTCTGAAAGAATTGTGCGGGCGTCTGCCCGGCGATAACGAGGCTTTTTTCATTGAAACTAAAAAGAGCTTCACAGCCTTTACTTTTATCGTTTACCTGATAAGGCATGCCGGGCGGGTTAATCATCTCTATATCGCCACGTATTCCACCAATGAGCGCATTATAAACGCTTTGTTGAGATGGCGCGAAAAGGAATTGATAGGCAGCATCCACCTGCATATCTCGGAAACGATAAAGTTCCGTATGCCGAAGATATTTGAACGGTTGGTGCAGCTCCATCAGGATGGAGTGATTGAATTATCATTCGCCTGGAGCCACAAGAAGATTACCTGTCTGGACACAGCCGCAGGTTTCTTTGTGGTCGAAGGCTCCGGTAATTACGGTGAGAATGCGATGGAAGAACAATATGTTTTCTTAAAAAATAAAGAAGTGTATGAGTTTCGTAGCGGACGAATTGGTCAAATGGCGTAAGGACCCGCCATGGTATGACCGGATTGATATGGATGAGTTTGAACACCTGGCAGGCATCGGTTATGAGCCGAAGCAAATTGCCATGTACTATAATGTTCCGGTGAATGATTTTCTTTGGTACTTCAACCTGGTTGGCTCTCCGCTGAAGTTTCACTATGAACGTGGCGAACTTGTGCAGCGGGCTAAAGAGGGGCTGGCAATGTCTGCCAGTGCCGAAACCGGAGACAATGTGACGCAGGCGCAGCGGTTTGATAAATTCCGTCAGGCGACGGGATATCGCAATTCTATTAACAAGATTTTCTTTGATGATATAGGCTGATGTTCGATAAATCTTACTTTGACACACTACAGGACTACATAGCGTCCGGTTGCACTATGGAGCTGACGGCTGATGAACTGGACTACTACAATGCCCTCTATGCACTTGTAGGTATAAACCGGAAGTACGGCAAGGATAACGCTATTGCCTTCCTGATGCACGAGCCGTTCAACGTCGAGCGACTGCGTGCCAGGAAGATGTACAGTGAGGCGATTAACCTGTTTTACCTCAATGATACCATTGAGAATAACGCTCATCGCAACATGATGTTCGACAACCTGATGAAAGCTGCTCAGGTAGTTCTGCAAAATGCCGTCAGCTCCAAAGATATGGAGGTGTACGGCAATCTCAACATACAGGCGGCTAAAATCAAACAACTGGATAAGCCTGATCCGGTCAAGCCGAAAGAGATAGACGAAAAGCCCATCAAGATATATGACCTTAATCCGGAAGCGGTGGGACTGGATGCGGCGAACCGTCAGATACTTGCTGCGCAGATAGATTCTGTTGACCTTCCTGAGAGGGAAAAAGTCCGCCTGAAGAGAGATGCTAATATTGTGGATATTGATTTTGAGGAGATGCTGAATGACCAGGAAGAAAAAACTAAAGATATCGGATGAGGTCGAAGTACGCTTTTCCAACTGGATGGCGCAGCTCATAGCTATAATGATGCCCTGGTCACTGTATTGGATTGCCGGGCGTGCTTCGGCTAAGACCGTTCAGGTATTGGCCGAACGTGTGCAGGAAGTTGCTTTGGATTGTCAGGGTGCGCCGTTCGCTTGGGTTGCCGATACTTACTCTGATTTGCACAAAAATGTAATCCCGTCACTCATTGACGGGCTTTCTATGTTGGGGTGGGAAATGGGCATACACTATGTCATTAACCAGGAGCCGCCGCAGGAATGGAAAGATCGCATGTACAACGTCTGTACAGACTGGCGCAACACGATGGTATTCTATACCGGTTTTAACTTTACTTTTATCTCGCTCGACAGGCCTTCAATCGGTGCTGGTCGTTCCTATGTCGGTGTCTTCGGTGATGAGGTGAAGTATTTTCCGGAAGAGAAGTTCACGAACTTGTTGAAGGCGGTTCGTGGCTTCCGCGTAAAATATGGCGATAGCGTTTGGTATCGTAGCCGTACACTGACAACGGATATGCCGGACCCGAACCATCTTGGCGAGTATGATTGGATATTGAAGTTGGCCAAACAGAATGACAAGCAAAAAATATTGCTGATGCTGCGGGCTGGATTTGTCTACAATGAGACGAAAAAAGAATATGTAGCCTGTTTGCAGAAATACAAGGAACTGAAAGCTGCTTATCGTTCTGATGCATCTTTAGCCTCAAAACTGGATGCTGCTGAACGCTCGATGCAACTTGCCGGAAAGAATATGAAGCGGTGGGAAGAACGCTGGATCAAGACACGCCGGAGCACATCATTTTTCTTCATTTCTTCCTCGTATGTGAATGCTGATGTATTAGGAGAAGATTGGTTCAGCGATGAATTTGCTGAAGGGCTGGAAGGTCTTCTTTGCAATGTGCTTTCCGTTATTCCGAAATTGGAGGCCAGCCAGATGTTTTATTGCAACCTGGCAATGAAGCATTTCTATGCGGATGGTTTCCTGAATGACGTGATTGAGCAGCATGAGTTCGGTTGGAATCCAGATTGCTCCGTTCTTCGGTACCTGGATAAAAATAAACCATTAGAGGCAGGTATGGACTCCGGCAATATGTTGTCTATGGTATTCGGCCAACGTAATGGCAATGTAATGCGCATACTGAAGGAGTTGTACACGCTTCCACCTAATAGCGTGCGTGAGCTGGCAGACCAGTTTCTTTATTACTTCCGCCCGCACAAGCGTAAGATACTGAAGCTGTATTATGACCGGTCAATGAATAACTATAAGAAGGTGTCTGCTGATATGGCGACACAGATCAAGAAGAATATTGAGTTTGATGCTGAGGGCAAGCGTACAGGCTGGCAGGTACAGCTGATGAGTTTGGGACAGGGGAACATTGGTAGCAATATGGAATACCGGTTCTTTATGGACTTGCTCAGTGGCAACCTGGCGCGCAATCTCTTTACCTTGCTGATTGACCAGTACAACTGCCCGAACCTCAAGTCTGAGATGGAAGTAACCGGAACGGCCATCAAGAGCAATGAGAAGACGGGTACGAGCATTACCGTGAAGCTCAAGACCGGAGATAAGTTACCTACGCACAGGCTGCCTAAAGAGTCTACGAACTTGACGGATGCTCTGAAGTACTTCACCATGCGAAAAGAGTTTGTGCGAGTATGGGATAGGGGACGAAGCTCATCCGCTGCCTCTGTAGTTTGATCATTTCTTTCTTTACTGTTGGTTAGCTCTGTTGTCCGTGAGGATGGCAGGGCTTTTTATATGAAGGGTATCGTAAGGGGTGGGATTTGATGCGTGAGGGGGGGGCAGGGGCTGTTTTAGGGCAAAATTTAAAATATTTTACAATATTTGTAAGGAATAGCGAATTTTTAACAGGTTTTTGCTGTTTTGTAACGAAAAATTATCATATTTCCGACTCAAAGCGGCACTTGCGACCGCAACGGGACGACGGCGCGGCTCGGGCAGCAAGCTGTTACATCCCTCCGATAATTATCGCAGGGATGGGATTTCTTTTTGATTTTCAGCGGTATGATGTTTTTGGAAGGACATTTTTAGTCCAAAAAACGTCCTGTTTGATGGGAGATTCCGCCTGACGAAGAACCAGGCGCGCGAAAAATCCGTGTGGCAAACCCGCCTTGATGGATGTACTTAGGTACAATCAAGCCGAATTTTTGCCACACGGATTTTTCGCGTTTTAGCGGTAGAAAGCGGTGCTTTCTGTTCGTTTTTTTTGCGTTCACGCAGAGGTTACCGGATTATAATCCCGTAACCGGGTGAAAACGCCCCGTCTTCTATTCCCCGCAACAACGCAGGCTATTGTTTTGGTAATGGAAGACCGGGCAGAGCGGTATTTATGAGAGATTTTTCCGTTCCTACTACCACGGAGAGGTTAAACAATGGTAATATTGCTATTGTTTATTTGTGGATAGTGGTAATTTTGCTATCTTTGTAGGGTCAAACAATAAATCATAAGATAATGAAAAGTACAGAATTACACCGGATGTTCATTAAGAAAGGATGGAAGTTCGACCATGCGGAAGGAAGCCATTACTTTTATAGGAATGAAAAAGGTGAATTAACGGAGCCCGTTCCTTATCATGGGGCTAAAGAAATGGGGAAGGGGTTAGCTAATAAATTAATCAAGAAGTACGGGCTTTGATTCCCGTACTTTCTTAAAAAGAAAGGGTAGAATTATGGAAAAAATTATTGTAGTGATTGAGAAAAGCAAGGATTTTTACGACGGATATTCGGATAATTGTGACGGTATCTATGGCGCTGGTGACAGCATACAGGCTGTAAAGGATGATATTCATGAGGCGATTAGATTGATTAAGAAGAATTTACCTGTAGAACAATGGCCGGAGCAAATCAAAGGCGAGTATGAAATTGAATTTAAGTTGGACGTAGCGAGTTTCTTGGAATATTATTCAAAGTTCCTTTCTTTAGCTGGTATGGAGAAGATTACAGGTATCAATCAAAAGCAGCTTTCTAATTACTTGAATCATCGTTCTATACCTCGCAGGCAGCAAGCGGAACGCATTTGTAACGGACTTCATTCATTCGCAAAAGAATTATTATCGGTAACACTCTGATTTGTTGTTTGACACCACTTTTTGGAGTTTTTTTTCAGAGGTCTTCCATTGTGAAGACCTCTTTTGTTCTAAAAAAAAGGGGAATCCTCCTTTTTTATATATGGAATTTCAATGGTCGGATTTCTATTATAAACCTGCATTTGCTGGTTTATGGGGATTATTGATAATGCCTAAAAAGCGAGAATTCTCGCTTTTTAAATCTTTGTTAACAAATACTTTTGTGCATCCAAACTTATGCCTGAATAATCGGAATTCCGATTATTCAGGCATGTTTTTAAAGATTTTACCGCATTGGAAATAAGCAATATTTTCTTAATTCTACTTTGTTCATGATGATTGTTTTTTGGGGAAAATAGCTGTTTAATTTTGACATTACAAATATTATTTCCATCTTCGTGGTGCCAAATACAAACCAAATGATTCATCTCCTCATATCGTGTAACCCGTAGGCAATCGGGTTCCGGGTGGTTCCGGTTGGCGCACGATATGAGGAGATGATATTTTTAATACTATGGATATAGTCGTTGTTATTGTTATTTTTTTGATTGTTGTTATCATTATCGGTAATTTGAGTAAAGATACGTCTAATTATGGTGATAATTCAAGTCAGAAATATGTTAGTGCAAATGTAACTCCAAAACAACAGGTCGATACTTGGGATGACTTGCAAGTTGAAGTCGTAGGGGGATTTTATCGCTCTTATGAAGCGAAACAATTTATCAAGAAACTTTCGAATGGTGATAATGTATATTTTTTGCCGGAACCTTCTAATCCTTATGACAGTAATGCTGTTATGGTCATATCTGATACTGGGTTACATCTTGGCTATATAAAGAAAGAGTGGGCGGAAGATGTTAATATAGAGCTTAAGAAACGAGATTTGCGAGGATGGGTTTATGGGGATGTTGAGAGCTCCTATCAATTTGATATAATAATAGACCCGTTTTGTAATACCGCCAAAAGGGATAATGCTATTCGCCTTTATCAAGAACAACAACAAGAAATTGTAAAATTGCGTAATAAAGAAAACCTTAAGTGGGCATTGAACTCTAATGAAAAGGTAGCAAAGGCTAAAATTCTTTATAGTGAGAGGATGTATAGTGAGGTTGAATCGATGTTGAAACCTCTATTTGATGCAGGTGTACAGGATTATATCAGTTGTGAACTGCTAATAAAAACGCTTCACGCAGAAAAAAAATATAAAGAGGAAGAAAAACTAATAGATGAATACTTGGTATTAAATAACTGTGCTGATAAGTTATTTTGGAAACGTAGAAAGTTCCATATTCTTCGAGCAATAGGAGATATCGTAAGTGATGATCAGATTGAAAGTGAAAGAGCGGATGTGGAGACTACAGTTCTTGAATTGGATGCTTTCAACGTAGTAGTGGATATTTTATCTGAAGTAGTGGATGTGAATAGAGTTGATTTTCGTGATGCAAAATCCTTGTTTTCTGTGAACTTGGATAGTAATATGAGAAAACCTATATGTAAGCTCTATTTGAATAATATATATAAAATGTATATAGGTATAATGGAAAGAGACAAGTCGGTTTTTAAAAAACAAATAAACTCACTTGATGATATTAAGCAATATTCTGAAGAACTGAAAGATACAGTTTTGAGGTATTTGGATGAATAGTTGAAAGAATACTTTGTTTTCTTTTTGCACTTCCAAATATTATCCCCATATTTGCAGTGCTAAACAATTACGGATATTATTCGTACCGCGAGCTTCGGTTAATGCTCACGAAATTCGAGGGCTTTTTTTATGCCCATGCATATCATTTTCCTGACGTCAGGAAAATGGTCTATATAAAATGGCGGCTGCCTTTCCTGTACAATTTTGCTCTCGGGCGAAAATCTGTAATTGTTTAGCGACATGGGAAACGGCGGCCGTTCTTGTGTCCTATAATTGCCGAAATGCTAAACAATTACAGTTATGAAAAATCAAGTATCTGGCACTCTCAATGTGCCTGCTTCCGGCATTCCTGCCGTGGGCGAATCCGTCAACGCTCTTACTGAGCAAGTTAATGACCTCCAAAGCCGTTACTATCGTAGCTTGGCTCCTGATTGCGAACTACGCACCACTTCGGATAAGTGGTATTTTGCGGCCATCCTCTTTACTTGTATCGGATTTATATTTCCTCCATCGTTTGCAGTGACTGCATTGTGCGTTTATAAGGCAAAGAAGTGCCAGAAAGGGGGAGCGGAATGATTGCGGAAGTTAATAATGTTATATTGACACCTCTCGTAAGTAAGACATTGGCAAGCATTCAAGAGGATGGCGGTGATACTTTGTGCGAGGTTATTGATAAGGCTATAGGTACTATTCTTGACTTGAAGATAGGAAATGATGTGGATGCGGATAAACTTATCTCTGATATTAGTGATTTACGAATTGTGGCTTGTATCATTCGGGAACTTGTTCCCCAAAAGGAGAAAGGAGGCTCAAATGAACGATCTATTAATTTATAGTCTTCCGGCGGGTGGCTTGAGTAATGCTATTGCAGTGGCCAAAGAGATACATACTGAAATGGGTATGCAACCGGAAGAGATCAGGTTAGCAAATGGGGTGCGGGTTTCTTATAACTGGAAAGATGTAAAAGCCTTGGAAATTGGAGATATGAGCGAAGAAATCTATATATCAAAGAATCTGATTGCCTGATTTTTTGTATTTTTGTAAGTATGAAAACTGATGATAAATTAGCAAAAGAACTGAAGGATGCTGTTAGCAATATCCATGGCATGAATTATCTTGTAGATAAAGGGATTGTCATGTTTAAACCGGAGACGAGATGCGTAGAGGTACATTATTTGCTTTGGCATTCATATTCTAAAACCGGGCTTGTTAAGTTTTGCCATTCTCTGTATTTCAATATGCAGATGAAGCGGATCACTTCAAAGCTGGTTGCTGTTCCTGAAGAACCAATCACTATCTGGGTTAATTATGGTTCTGTTCCTAATGAGTACGGGAAAATAGGAGTGATTAAGATGTGCCGTTATAATTCGGTGACAGGATTTGAGATAGTGTAAAAGTGTGAATGTGATGAAATCCCCGGTAGGCTTCGGCTTATCGGGGATTTTTCATGTCCTTTTTCCAACTATAGCGACAGGGTATCTTTGCAGTATGGGATCACATGGTGAACGTTTGGCAATGGAGAAGAACCGGAACAGCTGGAGAGGCAAAGGCAACCAGATGTCTGGAGAGCGATATCCACTTGATGTTATCATTGAGGGAGATACCGGTATAACGCAACAATGGGAACGCCAACAGGATAAAGAGGCTGTGGCGACATTCAATGCAAAGGTACGGGCATGGGGCGACCAAGTGAATGGGGCGCTGCAATCTTCCATTGATAACTGGATCACGAAGGATGTGAAGTTGAAAGGGTCGCTGAAACAGAACTACCGGCATTATGGAAAGAAAATTGCTGAAGGGGAAGAGGTGACAAGTATAGGGTTTGGTTTCCGTCCGGAGGGCATCTATGTTCATCTGGGTGTGGGGCGTGGATATAATATGCAAGGAGGCACGCGAATACTTACGAAGAAAAGTAATAGTGAGTGGAACCGAAATCCGAAACCGTGGTTTAACCCGGTGATCGAGGCGCATATTCCGGAACTGGTTGAGATTGTGAGAGAGTATTGCGGGACGCTTCTTGTGAATACTACGAGAATATTTATCAATAGATAGTTATGGGAGATATTAAAAAGAAAATAGGGCATTTCAACTTTGTTGATACGGTGGCCGGCCAGTATGCTATTAACATGAACTGGAGCCAGGAGATGAGCCAGTTCTTCAATGGCGATTCGAAGAACTGGGACGGTGATCCGACGAATGTGGCGGGTGTCCGTGTTGTGCCATGGGGACCTGACAACAATATGCCGAATGCTATCCGGAATTTGCTGGAGAAAAATAACCTGGGACCCGGTATCTTGGACAGGAAAATGGGATTGTTGTATGGACAAGGCCCGTTGCTTTACCGGGTGAATATTATGGATAATGAACGGGTGCAGGAGTGGCTGGTGGATGATGAGATACAGGAGTGGCTGGATAGCTGGGATTACCGGAAGTATATCCGGGATGTGCTGGTGGAATATACGCACATGAACGGGCAGTTCACCAAGTATTATATGGGAAAAGGTGTCCGCATTGGCCGCCCGTGGGTGAACAGGCTGGAGTGTCTGCATAGCGGTGAGTGTCGGCTGGTATGGCCGGAGAATGACAGCCGACGTCTGGAAGACGTGACGGCGTATCTGACCGGTGACTTTGACAGTTACCGGAGCCGCAGTTTCCTGAAGTACCCGGCTTTCGATAAGTGGCAGCCGTCGAAATATGAGACAGCGGTGAAGTATCACTGTATGCGCAGTTTCGGGCGGAATATGTATGCGATATCCTGTTTCTATGGCTCAGTTCCCTGGCTGGAGAATGCGAATAATCTTCCGGAGATTATCCGGCATCTGAATGAGAATATGATTGCGGCGGCGTATGTGGTGCATAGTCCGCAAGAGTACTGGACACAGTGTGAACAGAGATTACGTGAGATGCATCCTGAATGGGATGACGCACGGGTATATAAGGAGATTGAACGTTTGCGGGATGAGGTGACGAAGACCATTGCGAACGTGATGGCGGGGCAGAAGAATGCCGGTAAGTTTTTTTCCTGTGTAGACTTTTTGGATGAGTTTGGGCATGTGCAGAGCTGGAAGATTGAGCCTATTGAAATGAATATAGACAAGTACATTGAGGCTCAGGCGAAGATATCACGCATTGCGGACAGCTCGACCACATCTGGTTTCGGCTTGTCTCCGGCATTGGCCAATATTATTATAGACGGGAAGAGTGACAGCGGTAGCCAGATGCTTTACGCCCTAAAGATATTCTACGGTGCTGACACGCAGATTCCGGAAGAAATCGCACTGGAGGCCATTAATGATGCTATCCGCATTAATTTCCCGAATAAGAAGGGGATTTTCCTCGGTATTTACCGGAAGGTGATTAACAAAGAAGATAATGTGTCGGCGCCTGATCGCTCGACTAATCAAGTATAAAGCTATGAAACAGAAGAAAGACATTGAATTTCCCGATTGCTGGGAAGAGGTGAAGCCGCTGGAGTGGGTTCATTTATTGAAAATCCGGGATAAGATGATGAAGAAACCCGGTATCAGTCTTCGTGATGTGAAGCGTGACTGGTGTGCGTATGTGTTGAAAAACCGGGGATATCGCCTGGGGGGAGTGGATGATATGCTGATGATTGATCGCTTGGCTGATACTCTGGATTGGATGTGGATAATGGGTGAAGAAACCGGGCTGGATGGTGTTACAGTTACGTTTGCTCAGTTGACGTATGACTGTACGGTGAACCTTCTTCCGAAGTGGCGGTACCTGCAAGGTCCCGCCAGTCATGGTGCTGACCTGACATTCGGTGAGTTCCGCCAGGCGGCTGCCGTGATGAATCAATACAATGCAACGCAGAACCCGGTAGATTTGCGGGCGTTGTGTGCCATTCTTTACCGGAAACCGGTCAAAGAAAAAGGGTGCGCATTGCGTGAACCGTTCCGGCTGCAATATATGGGGCGGTATATGGGACTGGTGCGCGATATGCCGGAGTGGATTCAATGGGGTATTTATGCCTGGTTTGCTTACTTCTGTAATTACTTGTTTATCGGGACGTTCATCATTGAAGGGATGGAGGTTTGCTTTGCGCCTATTTTTGAGCGGCACCGGAAAAGTCCGGAGGCTCAACCTGGTATTATCCAGAATTTAGGGATGAACAGTGTATTGTATTCAGTTGCTGAAAGTGGTGTTTTCGGCAATGTGGATGCTACTGATGACACTCAGTTGCTACGTGTCATGATGAAATTGCTCGATGATAAACAGCGGGCAGACGAAATGATGAGAAACTTAAAAAAATAGCAGCTATGATTTTCAACAAGGAGAATAGGGGGGCGCAGGAATTGCGGGAGTTGACGGGCAATTATTATGCGAACAATAAGTTCGATAAGATTGCCGGTGAAATAGAATTGGCCGCTGAAGAATTAGCGGCATTGGTAGGGGATGCCGTGATGAATTTGGCTGAGAAATACTATGCTGAACCCGGAGAAGATGCGGACGCGGAACTGGTGCGTAAAGTACAGCGTCCGATTGCCATCCTTGCTACGCTCCGGATGTACCGGAAGAATGATCTCAGCCATGAGGATGACGGCCGGAAATTCAAAATTTCCACCGACGGGAGTGAGAAACTTCCTTGGGAGTGGCAGTTGGATCGGGATGACGCACTGCACCTGGAGGAATATTATAAGGCAGTGGATGCTCTCATCCGCTACCTGAATAAAAAGCTGTTGAAGGAGTGGACGGAGACGGCTTCATACAAGCTGTCTCAGACGCTTATCATCCGGAACGGTGAAGCGTTCGATAGCTACTTTCCCATTGAGCGGAGCGAACAGATGTACCTGATGCTGTTACCGTTCATCCGCGAAGCGCAGATGTTGACGGTGAAGCGTGCTTACGGTAGTGGATGGGATGACTTGCTGAAGGAAAAGGATGTGCCGGAAACTGATGCTCATTTTGCCGCTTGTAAGGCTGTGGCACTGCTGGCCATGAGCATGGCATTACGCCGGTTGTCACTAAGTGCCATTCCTGGCGGGGTGATCCGCAGGTTTATGACGGAGAACGGAATGGGCGAGAGTGAACCGGCATCTCTGAAGGATGTGGAGAGAGTGGCCGGATGGATGGCGGATGATGCTACTACCTGGGTGAATGAGATGAAGCTGGCGCGTGATGGCGGACCGGCGGAATACGAACTGTTGCCTAAGAATGACAGGCGCAATAAATATTGCAGGTTATGAATGTGTTGCAGCGACCGAGGGAGAAAGAATTCTGCGCGACAATGCGGGACTACATCATTGATACCGATGTTACAATAACGTTTGCCGTGAAGTATGGCGGTAAAACGATATTGGATGAAGAGTATGTTCCTGATCGAAATAATCAGGTACGTGTCCGGAAGTTGGGGAAGTTTTGTGAATTGTCGTTGTGGGGTGTCTGGTGTGCCGGAGAAACAAGCTGGCAAACTGATGCTGCGGGTACATTCACTTTCCTGATAAATGGTGTTCAGGATGCGCAGAGTTTTGTAATGTTCAGTCGTCTTCAGACGAAAAAAGATGCCGATGCGCCAGGTTGGTTGAGTGAGGTAAATCGGAAGGTTACCCGTGATGGATGCAGGGAGTATGTCAGTATGGTGATGGGACGGGGCGCAAAGGTGACGGCAACAGGGTATGCTACTGATGGTAACAGTGGTGATACTTTGTTGTTGAGCGTAGACAGTGGAGATACGGTTGCCCCGATAACTCTTGATGTCAGTCCGGAACGGATAAAAGGGCTGTTCCCTGATTTGAATTTAGAACGGTATATTGTCAATTGCAATAATAACGGCTATGAGTTCCTGATTGATAAAACTCGTTATTTGGATACCTGGTGTTTCCGCTATAAGAATGTTTATGATATGCCGGAGACGTTATCCGCTGTTGGAGGGATTTCCATCAATGGCAATAATGAAGATGATACAGCATCCATGTTTGGTGTGGATCGCAAGTTCGGAGTGAAGGTGACGGATGAATATACAGTCAACAGTGGCATCATTATGCTTCAGAGTGATTATAGGTTGTGGCATAACCTTATGAATGCTCAAGAAGCGGATATTTTAGTGGATGGTGAGTGGCTTCCTATCCTGATAACAAAGCAGAAATATGAACGTGAGTTACGGAGAAGTGTGCTGAAAGCGGTTGAGTTCACTTTCCGCATGGCGGACCCGGAACAGAATAATCTGATACAGGTATGATTAATATTTTGAAATACCGCGAAATATTGGCAGAGCTGAGAGCCAGGATCAACCAGCGGAGTGAAATGAAAATAGATGGGGTGATACTTGCGGTCAGTGACAAACATCTGACGAAGAAACTGAGAGATCAGGCCGGATTCTTCCTGTGTGCAAACTTTCCGGATGCAGAATCAAAGGGGAATGCAGATAATTACAAAGAAGATAATCGCCTCCTGCTTTTCCTGCTGGAGAAAGTTCCGGCAGGTGATGAGACAGATGAAGATGAGATAACCCACTATGCCAGGATGCAGGATGTGATGTGCATATTGAAAGATGAAATTCGAGACATGGACTTTGTTTGTGGAGAGATATCCGGTGGTGAGGATATTAATACGGAATGGGAGTATGACGTATTTGGCGGATTCAATGGGCTGAGTATAGGACTTAAATTGACGGATTATGACTGAACTGTTTATTGCTGGGGTTTCGGTGGTGTTGCCGAAAGATTTTAGTGTGCAGGTGAAGCGTGAAAATTCTTTTGTTACCAAGAATGGAGAGTACACGTATGATATTACCTTGCCATTGACCAATCCGATTAATGCTGAGCTGTATAAGAACATCAATCGCTTGAATAACTTACAGAGATTAGAGACAAAGCGATCGGCTGTCCTGATTGCAGATAACCGGGTGTATTGTAATGGTACGGAAGTTATTACGGGGTGGAATGAGAGCACAGTGTCTATACAGGTTGCCAGTGGTAACTCTGAACTGAACTACTTTATCGGAAGTGATTTGCTTATATCTTCTCTTGATATGAAAACAACTGTACCGGAATGGGGAGATATGGAGCATATCACGAAAACATATCCGGATATTGATTATTGTTTGGCTCCGGTAGTAAATCGTACAGCAGGGTATTGTATTAACCGGTGGGCATATGGAAAACCAACGTTGGAGGATACTTATGCTTTGCAGGCTGACGATTCTTATTGGTTTCCACAACCTTTTCTATGTGCGTTTGTCAAAGAAGTCATGCGGGCTATTGGTTACGATCTCCAGGTTAATCAGATTGAAGACACTATTTTCAAAAGTTTGTTTATTTGCCATGTTGAAGAAACTTGTAAATGGAATGAGCTTCTTCCCGGATGGACTGTAAAGGATTTCTTTGAAGAAATTGAGAAAATGTTCAATGCCGTTTTTGTTGTGGATAACCGTAACCGTACAGCAAGATTGATGATTAAACCAAGTTATTATGCTGGGAGTAAGAGTGTACATGTTTTGCAAGTGGAAGATATTTATGAAGCGGAAATAGAGGAGAGTGAGGAAGATGTTAATGAAATGGCTTCCGCTAATGTTAGATATGAGATGCCGGATAGTACTTATTATCGCATGCGGTGTTTGCCTGACGACTTTTCCAAAAAGGTAAAAAGGGATGTTATACCGGAGAGTTTTGAGGCAGGAGAGACGGACCTGATGGCGCGTATTCAGAAATGGTTTTCAGATAGTGGACATCAAAAAAAGGATGTAATATATACAGATATTACCAATGGTAAAGAGTTCATTTATCGGGGGAGGTCACATAATGATGGATGGAGTGATTTTGATCCAATCAATGAATTTAAACCGTTGGAACGGGAAAATGCGGATAGTGATGTTGAATTAGGAATGGTGCCGGTGGAGTTGGCTTTCTTTGACTTGAATTGCTATGTCGGAAATGATAAATATCGCCCTACCAAAGTAATGATTCCCGTAATAGACAGTAGTGGCAATAAAGTAGATGAAAGTGGCGAGAGTATAACGGATGTGTTGGAACAGATTGAGAATTGGACATCGACCGAAAGTGAGAGCCAGGGGAAGTTATACCTTGCTTTTTACATTGGTTTGGTACTGTATGAGCCTCTTACTTCTGGAAGGTATGATTTCCCTTTACCCTTTACTGACACCTATACCTGGACACAATCATATAAGTACTGGCCGACCAATGATAAAGGTGCTACTTTAGCTTTGAAGGCTTTGAATAAGCTGTTCTATGAAGGGCAGTACGATATTGATTTTGATAAGGCTATCAAAATACAAACGCATGATCCGAATGTATATGACACGCGGTCAGTGTTTGAAATTCGTAATAAACGGTATATCTGTAAAGATATGGAGTTTACATTGGATGCTAACGGACGTAAAGGGGCTTGGACGGGTACTTTTTATCCGATTCACATCAGTGATACAGAAGCGGATGCCCGTTGGATATTGACAGATGGTAAATGGCGGGACGGCGGTGTGTGGCTGGATAATGGGCGATGGTTAGATGGCTGATTTTTTTGTTCAATAGGTTGGACCCGGTGGTTCGTGATGGATAGCCGGGCTTTTTTATGTCCTTTTTCAAGGCATGGTGGCAGGGTACTTTTGCCGTATAAATTTCAATGGGTATGGCTATAAGTGTTAGTGATTTCAGAGTTGCCATCCGAATAGATAATTCGGAGGCGAAAGCCAAGTTCGATGAGACGCGGGAACAGATTGCGAAAGTACGTGAAGAAATGCGGAAGCTGGAAGCGGAGGGCAAGAAGGATTCGGCAGCATATAAAGAACTGGAGAAACAACAGGACAAACTGAATACGTCTCTCTATGGATTGCGTAAGGAGGCAGGACGGACCGCTTTAACTTATAGTGAATTGCGCAAACAATCACGGTCGCTTAAAGCTCAGATGGATAATGAAATTCCTGGTACTGAAAAGTGGAAAGTTCTGCGGGCTGACTATATGCTGACCAAACAGCGGATGAAGGAACTTGAGGTGCAGGCTCGTGATACGAAGTTTTCCCTGTCAAAGATGGCAGACGGATTCAATAAGTATGCGGCTATTGGTGCCAGTGCCATCGCTTCGCTTACTGGTGTGGCAATGACTGCGCGTAGATGCGTGGATGAATTTGCGGAGATGGAAGAAGCGGAGAGTCAGGTACGGAAATATACCGGAATGACAGCTGAAGAGGTGAAAGGCCTGAATGAAGAATTTAAGCAGATGGATACCCGGACTCCGAGAGAAAAGCTGAATGCGCTGGCTGGTGATGCCGGCCGTTTGGGGATTACTGCCAAAAAAGATGTCTTGGAGTTTGTGGATGCTGCCGATAAAATCAATGTGGCACTGGGTGAGGATCTTGGCGAAGATGCGGTAAAGAATATCGGCAAGTTGGCACAGATGTTCGGCGAAGATGAGAAATTGGGACTCCGGGGAGCGATGTTGGCCACTGGTTCCGCCATCAACGAGGTAGCGCAAAATTCATCCGCAGCTGAAGCGTACTTGGTTGGGTTTACTGCCCGTGTTGCAGGTGCGGCAAATCAGGCGAAAGTTGCTCAGGGGGATATCCTCGGATATGCCTCTGTACTGGATCAGAATATGCAGCAACAGGAGATGGCGGCCACTGCTTTCCAAACATTGATGATGAAGATGTATCAGGAGCCGGCCAAGTTTGCCAAGATAGCTGGGCAGAGTGTCGAGGAGTTTTCTTCACTCATTAAGAGAGATGCGAATGAAGCCATACTTCAGTTCCTGGATACTTTGAATAAGAAGGGTGGACTGGATCAGCTGGCACCCATGTTCAAAGAGATGGGGCTGGATGGTGTACGTGCATCAGGTGTGATCAGTACCATGGCCGGAAAGATTGATGATATTCGTACTGCTCAAAAATTGGCGAATGATGCGTATCGGGACGGCACAAGTATCATCAATGAGTTTAATGTACAGAACAATACGGTACAGGCAGGGCTGGATAAGGCAAAAAAGAACTTCAAGGATGTGCGGGTAGAGCTTGGAGAAAAGTTGCAACCGGTGATGAAGTACATGATAACTACCGGTAGCGTGACGGTGAAGAGTCTAAGTGAGATTATTTCCATCTTTAGGGAATATAAGACTGCAATACTACTGACTACGGCTTCTATTGCGGGGTATACTGTTGCAGTTAAGGCCTCTATAATTGCAGATAAGGCTAAGGCATTATGGACTGGGAAGATTGTTACAGGATTAAAGACGTTGTATGCCGTTGCTAAAGCTCATCCGTGGGGATTGCTTATAACAGTGGGTACAGCGCTTATTGGCTTATTGATTGATACGAATAAGCAGCTGACCGTAAGCGAACGGTTGGAACGTAATCTTCAGGATATCCGTAGAAAGTCTGCATCTACGGTTAACCAGGAGACCGTGATGATGAAGAACTTCCTGAAGGTTGCCCGTGATGAAAAACGGAGTAAGGAAGAACGCGAAGCTGCCATTCGTAGACTAAATGAGTTATCTCCTGAATATTTAGGCAATCTTTCCCTTGAAAAGATAAATACTGAAGAAGCCACTCGCGCTGTTAATGCATATGTTGATAGTCTACTTGTACTGGAAGAAATAAAGCAGACTCAAAAGAAAATATCAGAATTAAATAATAGGAAAGAGAATATTTTAGAAAATGGTCCTGATAATAGTTTCTTTGATAATGTAGAAGCTGGGGCTGCCAATATGCTGAATGGCTTTAAACAGTCTTTGGGGTTAATGTCAGATGAATGGGCAAATAATGTACTTAACAAGTATATAAATAAAGGAGCTGATGAACTTAGGACTATTGATAAAGAGATACTGGCACTAAATGAGCATCTTGAAGAATCACGCCAAAAGCTGATTGCTATTGAGGTTTCTGGCAATAAAACTGACGGAAATGGTGGTGATGGCGGTAACGGTGATGATAAAGATAAAAAACCGTGGGTTACTCGTCTGAAAAATGCAGAAAATGCCTATAAAGAAGAGTTGCTGTTGCTGCGTAAAAAATCGGATGAACTTGGTAGAACGGAGAATGAGTATCAACAGGATGCTATTCAGAAGGAAATGGAGTACCAAGCTAAAAGGTTGGCCATCATTAAACAGTATCAATCGGTAGATACTGACAAAAAGCACTTGGCAGAATTGGGTAAGTTGGAGAGTGAATCTAAAACCGCTATTTATGATTCTCTTAAAAAGTCGGAGGATAATCGCCTTAATCTGCTAAAGGAATACCGGGATAGACGGTTAACGACGGTTATTGATGGAGAGAAAAAACTACAGCTTGAACAAGCTGATTTGTACGCATCCGGAGAATTGCAAGAGAAAGACTATAAAAACCGTCTTCAGGCAATTGATATCTCGTCCTTGTATTCCCGGTTAGAAATAGCTAAAGTATACTTGGATGATGTGTCGGAACTTGAGTTCCAGAATGGAGAGGTTAAGGCAAATGCGGTGAAGGAGGCTGGAGATACGATTCTTACTCTTGAAAAACAAATTTCAGAAAAACGGGCGGAGATTGTTCATAGTAGTGCCAATCAGATACAGAACTTTAATAACCAGTTCAACAAGACTAATAGCTTGGCTTCTACACAGGAACAGCTGGAGGCCTTGGTAGTTTTCTATCGATCTCAGCTTGAACTGGCCCAAAAATACGGGCTGGATACGACTCTACTCACTACTGTCTTCGAAGAATCGAAAAGGAAAATTGTAGAGAAAGGGGCTGAAGATCGGGCTGAAGTTATCCGGAAGTATGAGCTGAGTGCAGCAGAAGATACGCGGGATATGAAGTTGAAAGCCCTTGAAGAAGAGCATCGTAGAGGGCTACTGTCTGAAGAAGAATATGAAATTGCGAAAAATCAGATTTTCAATGAATATCTGAATGAAAAGATTGATGCAACTGAACGCTATTTCGAAGCGGTCAGTTCCATTATGTCGAACGTGTCTTCAGCAATACAAGGGTTTCAGGATGCAGAGATAAGTAAAGTTACCCGCAAGTATGACAAAGAAATCAAAGCGGCCAAGAAAGCGGGTAAGGATACTACCAAGCTGGAGGAGGAGAAAGAAGAGGCGATCAATCAGGTAAAGAAGAAGTATGCCGATAAGCAGTTTGCTGCTTCTGTTCTTCAAGTGACTGCAACCACCGCTGTTGCCGCTATGGAGGCATACAAGGCTATGGCGGGTATTCCCATCGTGGGACCGGCGTTGGGAGCGGTGGCAGCTGCGGCAGCCATCGCCAGCGGTGCGGCTCAGATCGCCGTTGCCAAGCAGCAACGTGATGAAGCAAAGGGACTGAAGACAGGAGGGTATTCGGATGAGTATGTGGAGGGATATACTCGTAACGGTAACCCGGATGATGTGGCTGGAGTGATACCGGTGCATAAAAATGAGTTTGTGGCCAATCATGAAAGCGTGGCGAATCCTCATGTACGCCAGTTCTTGGATGTGTTCGATGTGGCTCAGAAAAATGGTACGATCCGAATGATTAATACAACTCAGATACTTGAGCAGGTGAGAACTCGCAGCGGAAAGTATGCAGGTGGTTTTGTGGATACCGGAGACTCTTCAGCTTCTTCTTTTGCAGCTTCCGATATCTCATCTTCCGGACTTACACCGGAACAATGGAAGCAACTCGTTGAACTGATGAAAGAGAATAACCGGTTATTACAGGTGGTTTGTAACAAGGAGTTGATTGTTGATGCTCGCAAAGTGCGTGATAGTATTAAGAGGGTGGAACAGTTAGAGAAAAATGTGAGCCGTTGAGATGTCCTTTTTTAATGCGGAACCGGATAATAATTTTGCATCATGGAAGTACACGAGGCAATCAATGAGATGAGACGATGCAGTGAATATGGAGAGAATTTTTCCTTCGCGTTCATGAGCTACAGCTATGAACGTCGGAAGAGTGGTGGTATTGTGAAGATAGAGCGTGCCCGTCTTCGCAAGCAAAGCCGGAAAGAAAATAACCGCTTTGCGGACTATATGCTGAATTTTATCGACCTGGATACAATGGAATATGGAATGTGCTGGCAACCTCTGTTATTGGAGTTTAACGGCCATGAACTGGAACTGAGATAATTATGGATAATAAATATGAAAATATAGTTCCCTGGAATGGTGCACAGGACACTGGTAAAGATGTACGTCTGAAATTAGAAAGAAATTTCAAGAAAATAGCAACCAATTTTGAGGAGTTACTGGATGAAATATTAAATAACAATGAGGCTTTAGAAAAAATATTCCTTCATAAAAATCAACCTGATGAAACAAATTTTCTGCTCACTTTTATTGCTGGACTTGTATCTAAGGGAATAATTAAGGCAGACGGAGGAATAGAGGTTGGCGAAGCCATAGACTCACTCACTGCGGGCAAGGGCATAATCGCAAAAGTAAATGGGGTTCTACAGGCGTCCCGGGTAGAGATTCGGGACTCGCTGACCGTTTTAGAACTTATCTTCAACCGTCTTTCGGCTATGGAGAGCGACTATTCATTTTCCGAATCTGGCACAATTGAGAGTGTCGAACTATTGGATGACGGTACCTATCGTTTACCACTGCGTAAACGTTGGGAGAATGATTTCACGGATTTGGACGAAAATGATGTCGTTTATGGAGTAGTGAATAACCTCGCTTCAGGTTCCGGAGATTATTACACCTCTTGGCTGCGTGTCCTGAATGTGAACACAGTGGCCAATACCATAACTGCTCTCATGTTTCCTGATGATGAGGTGCCGGGCGGAAAAAACTATCCGCCGGAACCTCTGATGATTCTTTCTCACCGTGGTAATCCGGTGAATGAAGATCGTCAGGCGTACTGGTATCTTTCTACTCGTGAGAAATGTATCTGCATGCTCGATGGGGTTACGAAACCTATATTGGAAGAAAACAACTATGCCATTATCATAGGCAAGCTGAAGCAATTATCTCTGTTTGACAACCTGCCTATAAATTATCGGCATAGCTATATCTATTGCCGGGGTATTGCTATTCAGGACTTGTTACGCATAGACTATCAGGGGGCACCTGTTCGCTCGGAGAATAATCGGGGGCCGTGGTCGGCTGAGGATGCTGTGAACGATCCCTACCAGTCCACACCGGAAGTATTCGATGCAGTCTATCATGTTGGTTGCAAATGGATGTGTCTTTCTACCGGAACCACTCAGGAACCTAAATGGAATGCGACCGACTGGGCGATGATTGAAGGTAATTCAGAATTGAGCCTTGTGTTCTCTTCCAATAATGGTTATAACTTCTTTGCCGGTAAAGTCGATGCGGAATTTACCCCTATTCTGTATTGGGGCTACAATGACATCTCATTAGATGTCTCGCCTGGTGATTGGTCATGGACCCGTGACAGCGGTCAGGTGACGGAAGATAACGCCTGGTCGGTCGCTCATGCCAATAACGGGCGGGTATTACACCTGACGAATGAAGACATGCCAAGCAACTGGGGAGCTACGAGAAAAGTGAAATTCACCTGTACGGCATATCTCCGCGATGGTGCCGGAAGTATTGATATCCAAAATTATATAAATGTATGAAAGGACTTAAAACCTCGGTTCAACCGCAGCCGATCAGAACCAGTTATACGCCTCTGAAGGCGAGCTTTGGAATTGTTATTGATGGTGGAGGTAGTAAGACGCAGTTCTACTATACCAATGCCAACACGTACATTCCTAACCGTGCCGTAACCCCAATGAAGCTGAGGTCGTTCCTCAATATTGTGGACCCTGATAAGATTATCAGCAACGGGGATAAAAGTAGTCAGCTGACTGTTACCTGGTATGAAAACAGTGAGAGTAACCAGATAACTTCGGAGAATAGTAATTATATTCTGAATGCCGACGGTACATTGCTTGTGAAGAAGAATGTAATCCCGACGGCTCCGGTGCAGATTCTTTGCCGGGCTACTTTCATTGATACCAGGAATAACAATACTCTCGTGTATAATGATACATTCACTCTGAACTCTATACAGAAGAGTGATGACCAGCTTTCACTGAGTATCAATCAGCCTTCCAAGATCACCTATAATCCTTTGAAGGATAGTCAGTACATAGATATAACAGCAACCTTAAAAATGGGCAGCGAGACGGTTGCGGATGCCAACGTTGCATATTGGTGGTATAAGGTTGAGAATGGAGAAGAGACTTTGATCGACTCTTCCGACTTGAACATTGAGTATGTATCCGGTCAGGGAGGCAAGACGCTACGTATTGATGCCGACAATACATATCTGAGCATCATCCGTTGCCGTGCCGCCTATTATACCGGCACCAAGCCTTCGGCACCTGTGGATGATACCCTGATGGCTGAGACGGCCATTGTCTATAAGATTCCTCCGATTAAGGCTTTTGTATACACTCCGAATGGCAATATTATCCGTAAGGGAATGGCTAATATGACTTTTTACGTGAAGATACTGACGAACAAAGAGGAACTGACGGAAGAGCAAATCAACAAGTTCTTTTTTGTGAAGTGGTTTAAAAAGTCGTCTACCGCAGGTGCGACAGCTACGGAAATCGGACACGGTAATTCGATATCGGTTACAGCCGACAGCTTACGCCTGACCGGTGGCTTGCAAATGTCGGTTTACCCTGAAGTGTATGAGATCGGTCCTTATACGGTGCTTACTACCAAGAGTGGTGATCCGATCCGTACAGGTGGCAACGAAGTAATAATAGCAAGAGGCTAACAATTTAATTTATATGCGTATGAGAGAAATGAAGTATTTGAAAGTTTCCGCCGATATCGCTCGGCGTGCGGGTGTGATCGATGTCCGCCATCGGACTGCTGACGGTGATTTTATCGTTAATGAGAGTGACCTTCGCATGGTCAGGTTTGAGCCTGAAGAATATGTGAAAGGTATTGCCGGACAGGTTCTCACCGAACAGGAAGCTGCCAGGCTGATTGAAGCGGGTGGAAATCAAATTGGAGAGGAGGTCTTAAATGAAGAAAGTAATGAATTACCTGCTGAGGATTCTTTGCCGGTTCCGGACAATACTGAGGAACCTGTGGCAGAAGACAACCCAATTAACGGAGAGGAGGCACAAGATGAGTGATGTTGCAGGTTCTTTTTGTATCGGTATGATTATTGACGGCGATAGTGCACAGGGTAATATCCGGTCAACTAAGCCGCTTGTACAGATGTACCAGAAGGATACGGGTAAATGTGTACCGGACTGGAGTGTGGCGGCCAACCAGCCCGTCATCTATCCGGTCATGCGCTCAGGCAATGAGAATGTGATCAAACCTATCGTCTCCGGAACGGAAAAGTGGCATTATAACAATACTCCTATAACATTCAATGCTTCCGGCCTGGCTACTGCGCCGGCTGCGGTAGCCGGTAAGATGCAAACCACTACTTACAATAATGGTTCTGTGAATGTACCGGCATTGAAGATAGTAGGAAATCTTGCCAGTGCTTCCAACATGGACGCGGACACTATCCGTATGGACGGAGAGATTGAAGCTTCCGGGCATAATCTTGGCTATACATCTGAGATACCGCTTGCTATCTCAGAGTTTAGTAACTCTGCCTATTACGGTTTCCTGTATCCTTCCGATGGCGGTATTATCGATGGTGATACTGCTACCGTTAAAGTGACTCAGGAGCTTTACAAGGGTGGTTCTCTGGTACCCCAAAGCAACTACTCACTGAAATGGTATAAAATGCCGTCAACTACAGCATGGTCAACAGCTAACAGCGTTTCATTGGTAGCGGATGATGTCGATTCCAAATTAAGCGTAAGAGCTGAATTTATCATCGGTGGTGAGGTGGTAGCTACTGCTATCTGTGAGGTTAGCGATGAAACTGATCCGTTATTCCTGGCAATAAATTACAGTGGTCCCACAATGCTTACCAGTAGCGGTACTACCAGTGAGGTTACGACTACTTACAAAGTAAAGCGGGTAGGAACGGGTGAAGAAGTGAGCGGATTTACGTTCAAGACTTCTTTCACCAAGGCTGACGGTACGGCCTTTACTCCGGCCAATGCGCCTACTACCACCGGTTGTAAGCTAACATATGCAGACGTAAAGAGTGCAGGCGGTAACATTACCGGCTATATACAAGGAACTAAATCTTGAGTAGTTATGGCTAAGAAACAGATAGTAGCATCAGCTTTTAACGTTACGGCGGCTCCCGATGACGGAGCCAAAGGTGATCGTGGCGCTCGTCTTCGCCAAACTGATTGGGCCGAAGGAAAGCAATATCTGTCAGGTGCTGATGGCGAGCTATGGTACGATGTTGTATTATACAAAGATTTACTGTATCTGTGCCTTAAATCTCACACTTCTTCAACATCAAATAATCCCCAAACCTCGGTGGCAAACCAGTTGGGATATTGGGAGAAAGCAATAGACTGGGTTTTTATTGCTACCAAATTGCTGCTAAGTGAGAAGATTAAATCTGAATATATCGATGCCGACGATTTGGTCGTAAAGAATGTACAGGTTGAGGATGCTGACGGTAATATCATTTGTAGGATCAATGGGCTGACAGGTGATGCGAGCTTTGCAAAGGGTAATATACTTTTTGGCTCAGATGGTTCTATTGTGTGTGACAAAGGTATATTTAAGGTTGGCATTCAAAAGGTTTTTCGTGAGGTAAGCCTCAATAACTATACTGCGGAAGCCTTTAAAGCCGATCTGACTCAGGGACTCAATTTTATCTTTACCAAGAATGAGGGTAATGAAACGCACTATATGACCTTGCCCAATTCGCTTGATCTTGACGGCTTCGAATCGGAAATGATATTCTATGGGAATCCGGGTAGTGTGTATGTCAGTTGTGAAAACGGTTCATATCCTTTTATGTACAATGGGTTGAGGGTGAAACAGGTGAAGATAGGTGCATTTCCCCGCAGATTGCACGTTATTGCCCGGAAATGCCGTCTTTTAGGTACTGCTTATGTCGAGTGGTGGATTACCAACACTAACGACTATACGGTTTCAAGCAAAGATATGTATGACCGTTGCGAACTTGCTACTTCAGTGTATTATAATAGTTGATATGCTGATTGATAAGGTATAATTATTAAACAAAACGAGATTGTAAATTGAATGTCGAATTTGGGCGTTTTTTGATATAATTTAAACGTCCGTTAAAAGTGAATAGGTATGGGAAAACTAAGCGAAGCCGCTATTGTGAATAGCATTAATAGTGAATATGTGCTACTGACAGATAGTAATGGTCTACCAGTACGGATTAGTAAGAATAACCTTGCTGAAGTCATTCGCGGTGTGATGAACGAAGCTAACATCACAGATAAAGGATTAATGCCTTCTGGAATGATTGGTAGCATGAATAAAGGAGCAAGTACGTTATTGTGTGAAACTCGAAGTATAACTGTTACTGCATCAATGTTGCTATCTATATCTGCCACTACTACAGGACTACCTAATCTCTATTTTATAACAATGGCACGTGCATCAGGTAATACAGGTGATCCAATCATAAAGGTAAAAGTATTAGCCGGTAGCTATAATATGAAAATTATAGGAAAAACAGATGCGGATGGTAAGTGCAAAGTATATGCCGAGCGTAATCAGTTTACCCCTATCCTTGATGTTATTGCGATGAGCACATATGGCATTACTATGAAGATGGAAACTGCTGATAATTCAGATTTCGAGGGTGGTTTTGAAGCCACGTTAGAGTAATAGTATAGGGGCATAATGCCCCTATGCTCTAATAAGCCCCTCAGGGGCTTCATCATTTGTTTCTAACTTAATGATTCCTCCATGGTTAGCAATAACGGATAAATTGAGCGATCCACCAGAGGAAGTCTCATATCCCCATACTTCCCGTGTTCCATTTACATCTCTGTAATATAGCCTAAAAGAAGCATTATCCCCTTGTATATTGATTAATTCCGGCAAGTAACCTTTCCGACAGGATATCATTCCAAGAGGTAACTTTCCCAAAGGGGTACCGCTTGCTATAAGAAATTGGCAATTAGCATAATAAACTGTTAAGTTACATAAGTGAACATATTTTTCTGCTGAATAAGATTGCATACTTCGTTTAAACAGATCAACGGATGCCAATCCCTTTCGTTCCTTCGTAGCTTCTGACATTACCAGCCTAATTACTTCAGCAAGATCAGCTCTGCTTATGCGTACTGGATTACCATTAGAATCTATTAAGGCGATATATTCACTATTGATACTACTTACCTGTGTACTTTCATTTAATTTCATACCATTCAGTTTTAACGGACGTTTAAATTATATC